GGCGAAAATACAGTTAGGTTAATTGGCGGAGTTTTGCCACGTTATATTTACTGGATTAAGGGCACTAATAACAAGGATATTCCTGTTGAGTGCTTGGCATTTAGCCGTGAAAAAGAGAAGTTTGACAACATGGAAAAAGATCATGTGCCTGACTTCTATCCTGAACTTAAATGCAGCTGGAGCTATTCGATCAATTGTATCGATCCTAAAGATGGTAAAGTTAAGGCGCTCAACCTTAAAAAGAAGTTATTTGAGCAAATCCTAACAGCAGCCGAAGATTTAGGTGATCCTACAGATTATGATACCGGTTGGGACGTTGTGTTCAAGCGTACTAAAACTGGGCCACTAGCATTTAATGTTGAATACACGCTTCAAGTATTACGTTGCAAGCCTCGCGCACTTACAGCAGCAGAACAAGCAGCAGCAGATGCCGCTGTTTCAATTGATGAAAAATTCCCAAGACCCAAAGCTGAAGAAGTCTTAGCACTACTAGAAAAAGTAAATAGTGGCGGTGAAGATGAAGGTACAGAAAGCGAACAAGAAGCTGTTAAAGAACTAGGATAATGCAAAAGCCCAGTGATCTTGGTTACTGGGCTTTTTTGCCTAAAAAAGGTTATAAATGAAATTACTATTTACAGCAGATTTACACATAAAATTAGGGCAGAAAAACGTACCACAAGATTGGGCTAGAAACAGATATAACCTACTATGGCAACAATTAGCAGAAAAACAAGCTAGTGCTGATGTATTTGTTATAGGTGGCGATGTTTTTGATAAACTGCCTAGTATGGAAGAACTAGAGATATATTTTGACTTAATAGGCAACTGTAATATACCAACTATTATATACAGTGGCAATCATGAAGCAGTTAAAAAATCAACTACTTTTATGACTAATTTGGCTAAAGCCACTAATAAAATGAATCGCAAAGTTATAGTCGTAGACGATTACTACAGCGATTATGGAGTAGAGTTTGTTCCATACAACAAGCTAAAAGATTTTGAACAAAACAATCCTTGGCCAGATGGTGGACAGATATTGTGTACACACGTTCGTGGTAGTATACCACCGCACGTTACACCAGAAGTAGATTTAAATATTTTTAGCGGCTGGGATGTTGTCTTAGCCGGAGACCTGCATAGTTATGAAAATTGTCAACTTAATATTCTTTATCCCGGTAGTCCTGTTACTACTAGTTTTCACCGTCAACCAGTTGACACTGGTGTTATCTTAATTGATACTGAAACATTGCAACATAGTTGGCTAAAGCTCGAAGTACCACAGTTAATACGCTTAACAGTAGGAGTAAGCGACCCTAAACCGCCAACTTCATATCATCATACAATTTATCAAGTTGAGGGTGATATGCAGGAGTTGGGTGAACTAGAAGATAACGAGTTAATTGATCGCAAAGTTATCAAGCGTAATACAGATGTACAACTAATGCTTGATGCGGAGATGACACTGGTTGAAGAAGTTCGTGAATATTTAACCTATGTATTGCAGTTAGGCAGTGAAACAGTTGAACAAACTGTGCTAGAACTGCAAGCACACTTGGCTAGGATAGAAACTGATGACTGAACATCCTAATATGATATATGTAGCTAAAATAATTAGTGAACGCAAACACGGCACACAAGAGTTGTGGCACAGTGAATTAAGTAGTGCTAAGGATTGTGTATTATTAATGGAACAACTGGGATTTTTAAACAAGCGAAAGTTTTGGGGCAATGATAACAATCAAAGAATTACGATGGAGTAATCTTTTTAGTTATGGTGCTAATAATAAAATAAACTTTGTACATGCTCCACTTACACAACTAGTAGGTAGAAACGGACACGGTAAAAGCAGCATAGCACTTATCTTAGAAGAAGCACTCTACAATAAGAACAGCAAAGGCATCAAAAAAGCCGATATATTAAATCGTCATGTTAAAGATAAAACTTATACAATTGAATTAGACTTTAGTCGTGATGATAGTGATTATACAGTAAAGACCACACGTGGTGCACAGCAAACTGTTAAACTATTAAAAAATGGTAAGGATATTAGTGGGCATACCGCTACTACAACCTATAAGATGATTGAAGATATTATAGGCATAGATCATAAAAGTTTTGCACAGATTGTTTATCAAAGCAATGCTAATAGCCTAGAGTTCTTAACTAGTGCAGATACAGCACGTAAAAAGTTTTTAATAGAAATACTTAATTTAACTAAATATACTAAAGCCGGTGAAATATTTAAGGAATTGGGTACAGATCTTAAACAAGAATTAAGTGGTATACAAGGTAAAATTACTACAATACAAGCTTGGTTAGATAAATATGCGAATACTAATCTTAGCTATAAGCAAGAAGTGACAGTACCAACATTAGACCAACAACTAGAACCTCAACTAGTAGAAGTACAGGCGCAAATTAGTAATATTGACAAATTAAACAAGCAGATTAATCAAAATAATACTTATAAAAAGCAATTAACTAATATAGCAGTACTAGATATTCCACAAGCTCCTGATATAAAGCGTATGCAAAACATGGAGTCAGAGTATACAAATCACCTACGCACTGTGCGTGATGGTGAAGCATTTATTGAAAAACTAAATAAACTAAGTGGCGTTTGTCCCACTTGTTTTAGCCTAATAAATGAAGCAAAAGTTAATGAGTTAATAGTTGAACGTACTAGCGAAATTGAAGAAGCTAGAGCTAGTGGAGTAGTTTGTGCAGTTATTATAGAAGATATAAAGCAGCAAAAACAACAATATGATACTAGCCTGGCAAAACAAGCTGAGTGGGAAAAGTTACACCTATTAATAGATAAAAACCTACCACAACAAGTTCTAGACAAAAACGATTTGCAGCGCGAGTATGAAAGAGTTAGTACACTAATCACAAAAACTCGTGAAGAAATACAGCGGTGTGAACAGCATAACAGTAGTGCTAAAGCTCATAATACTAAAGTGGATACTATTAAGCAGCAGCTTGGAGAAATGCGTCAAGAGCTAGAAGAACACACGTTTCAACTAGGATTAATTAACGAACGTATTAATATTGTTAGTATACTAAACAAAACTTTTTCAACAACTGGACTAGTAGCTTACAAAATAGAGTGCTTAGTCAAGGATTTGGAGGAGATTACCAATCAGTATTTAGTAGAATTAAGTGATGGTAGATTTCAGATTAGTTTTAAGGTAAATAGCAGTGATAAATTAAATGTGGTTATTAGTGACAACGGTCGCGATATAGATATTAGTGCACTTAGTGGTGGTGAAAAAGCCAGAGTAAATGTAGCTACACTGCTAGCTATTAGAAAGCTAATGCAAACACTAAGCAGCAGTCGTATTAACTTGTTAATACTAGACGAAACTGTAGAAGCACTAGACGTAGATGGCAAAGATAAATTGGTAGAAGTACTACTCAAAGAAGAACACCTAAACACGTTTTTAGTTAGCCACGGTTTTAGTCATCCACTACTAGAGAAAGTAAATGTTATTAAACGTAATAACATATCTCGCATTGAGGCGTAGTATGAATATGAAGCACTATCAAAAAATAGCACAAGTGCGAAAAAATAAGCAAGCTCGTGATAGACAAAAGATTGAACAACTAGACCTAGATACTAAAGAAAATTTATATACAGATCAACTAGGCAATATTGATTGGATTAAGCTAGCCAAACACGTTGATGAGGCTACCAATGGTAGATAGTCGTCAAAAAGGCGCACGCACAGAAACTATTGCTAGAGATATGCTGCGTAAGCACACTGGCTTAAATTGGGAACGAGTACCTGGGTCGGGTGCTCTCGACCCTAAACATCAGCTTAAGGGTGATCTCTACGTACCTGGGCAAACAAACAGGTTTTGTGTTGAAGTAAAAGGCTATGCAGACGATCACATTAATAGTGGATTGTTAACTCACAAAACTCCACAATTAATAGAATGGTGGCAACAAACACAGCGTCAAGCCCTACAAGTAGATAAACTGCCGCTACTTATATTCAAACATGATCGCAGTAAATTGTTTGTAGCTACTGTAGTATTTGACGATGATGCATTGTTGGAAAAGCGCTGGCTAATGTATAATGCCGACGATTATGAGTTTTATATCTTCCTGCTAGAAGATTGGCTTAACATAAGCACACTCAAATTTGTGTCTTGACACGGCCTAGCGTGTGTGATATAATAATAGATTACACTCTAAAAATACCATGAAAACCTTCAAACAAATAGAACAAAATCAAAACGCACTAATGATAGTAGATGCGCTTAACCTTGCTTTTCGCTACAAGCACAGTGGCGCTAGAAACTTTGCCGAAGATTACCTACGCACAGTACAAAGTCTTAGCAAGAGCTATAAAGCTCGTTGGACAATTATTACCGCAGATCAAGGGTCAAGTAGCTATCGTAAAGAAATTTATCCACTTTATAAACAAAACCGCAAAGACAAATATGAGCAGCAAACTGAAGCTGAACGCGCAGAGTTTGAGCTATTCTTTGAAGATTTTACTAGTACACTAGAGCTACTTGGTGAACACTATCCTGTGTTGCGCTATCAGGGTGTGGAAGCAGACGATATTGCTGCTTATATAGTATCAAAGAAAACTAAGTTGGGCATACCAGAAATTTGGCTAATGAGCAGTGATAAAGACTGGGACTTACTAGTACAACCAGGTGTTAGTCGCTTTAGCTATGTAACGCGCAAGGAAACTACATATGAAAACTGGAGTGATCATTATGGTTTTGAACCCACAGATTATATTCATGTTAAGTGTCTTATGGGCGATAGTGGCGATAATGTCCCTGGTGTGCCTGGTGTTGGACCTAAACGTGCTCAGCAACTTGTTGAAGAGTATGGTACTACCTGGGATATTATTAATAGTATTCCTTTACCTGGTAAGTACAAATACATTCAAGCCATTAATCAGAGTCGTGAACAGCTTGAAACAAATTATAAACTCATGGATTTACAAACTTACTGCAAAGATGCGCTAGGTTTGGACAACTGTAAAAATATTGATGAAATACTAGGACTAACATTAAAGTGAAATACAGTACACAATTCTTAAATATTAACACTAATCAGGATCACGGTCGTTATGAGGCAGCTAAACAAGTTGTAGAGTGCAGAGTCGATAATGCTGTCTACTTACCGAAACGTGCTAATCCTACGGATGCAGGTGCAGACTTACGCAGCACTGAAAAGTTGGAAATCTACCCTGGTGAAACAAAAGTTGTTAATACTGGTGTAGCGGTCAAAATTCCACAGGGTTATGGTGGCTTTGTATTTAACAGATCGGGACAAGGTAAAAACGGAATTATTGTGCTTAATGGCGTAGGCGTTATTGACAGTGATTATCGTGGAAATATAAAAGTAGCACTAAAAAATATTAGTGAAAACAGATATGGAATAGACATTGGAGATAGAATTGCGCAGCTGGTTATTTTACCAGTTATCTTATGCGATTTTGTCGACAGCTGGAATGATACAGAACGTGGTACTGGAGGATTTGGTAGCACAGGAAAATAGGAGCAATTATGCAAGTAAGTACACGAGCACAGGTAATTACAAGGAGGACTTATAACAGACCTACTAGTGATGATGGTAAACAATTTGAAACATGGGAACAGACCA